AACTGATTGCATTACTTTTTCATGTCCTCAGTATTGGGAAACATCTTCTGGTATTAGATATGTAAAGGAGGACGAAGATGATCAATTTGCGGATTGAAGAATATTGTGAAAGCTGTCCAGATTTTGAACCATCTGTTGACAAGTACAATAATGGAGTTAGTGGTGAGCTTTTTACAGTTATTACCTGCGTAAATGAAAAAAGATGTAGAAGTTTAGCTTCATATTTGGAAGAGAGGATGAAAAATGATTAAATTTGAGAAAACTGAGGTTGTAGGATGGGAAGCAGCTATTCGCGGAATGCGAAACCCCATGAATTCCTGGGAGAAGAGTGACAGCTGTACAGAGGGTGAAGTATTCTATTGCTCGGATTATTGTGATGGGCTTCTTAATGGTGATAAATGCAAAGGCCAGGATGGATCTGGTTTATGCATTGGCCCTAATGATATGGATCTTATGACGAAGCTCCGTAATGCAGGGACTGACCATCGGAAGTTTATGCGGATGATCATTGTCTATGTGGACATTACAGCTCCTTTATATTGGTGGAAGGAATTTGACACTTACAAGGTTGGAACCGTGGCTAATTCCTGTAGCACCATGCATAAGATTGCCGATAAGGAGTTTACGATTGATGACTTCTCACATGAACATCTGATTAATGCTGATCAATGTGATCATTCTGAAAGCACTTGGTATGGTCAAATGCCTCTTGCTGGGGGACTGACTTTAGACTCATTACAATTATTAAAAATGACAATCAATATGTTAAATGCTTATCGGCAAGAATATATTCACACTACTACTGAAGTAGATCGAAGTGGACGACAACTGTCAGATGAATGCTGTGCCAAAATAAGAAAAGAGCTTTGGTGGCAGATGATTCAGCTGCTTCCGTCGAGTTATAACCAAAAGCGGACAGTCATGATGTCTTACGAGGTCTTGGCCAACATCTGGAAATCTCGTAAAGACCACAAACAGGACGAATGGTGCACACACAAAACAGTCGAGGCTATGGAGACCGGAGGAGTAATGGTGGGGCGCAAACCATATTTTGGATTCTGTGATTGGATCCAGACGCTTCCATATTCCTATTTGATCACTGGAGGAAACATGGAGGAAAGCAAAAAATGAGTAAAGAATATGATGGGTATTTAGCAAATCATCGTAAGGGAGTGCTGGACAGCTATTTATGGTTGGAGAAAAATCTTCCGGATCTCTTTAAAGATACTGACATTGCCAAGACAATCTATAGAAATGTTACAGACCATGATCAAACTAAGGATGGTTTTGGAAGTGAGGAGTACAAAGCATACGATCAATGGTTTTATGGTGTAAGAACTCCTGCAGCCAAATACAATTTTAATCGTGCTTGGCTCCACCATATTCACATGAATCCTCATCATTGGCAGTATGAATATTGAACGAATCACTAAACCGAAAACAGTATTTCTAGATATTTCCGAAGATTTAGGTATCATAAGAAACTGAATAGTGGTTGTTCAAATTTAAGAGCTTCTGTAGAAATACAGAGGCTCTTAATTTTTGCGTGAAAGAAGGAAAAATGTCTCGAGGTAGGGGAAGGTATGAAACCAGGAAAGTAATAGTCGTTGAGACTGGGAAGATCTATGAGAGTGCTTCCGCCTGCGCTGACAAAATTGGGGTAAATCGGAGCTCTGTCTGTCGCTGTTTGAGAGGTGAAATTTACTCTTGTAAGGGTCTCACAATTCGATATTTTGAGGAGAAAAAAGACGTTTGAAATGTTGCGTAAAAGTGGCAAAATGTCAGTTTTGGAAAAATTTCATGTCACTTTCAAAAGAAAACTTTTTGGAATTTTTGGAAAATCTGTCAGTTTTACGCAACAATTCGTCAGTTTTACGCAACAATTCGTCAGTTTTACGCAACGTAAATAACGTGTCAACCATGCGGGTTTGCGGGCATTTTCTGTCACTTTGTCACTTTTTTTTTAATATAGTGTGAGAAAAAAACATAGTATTTATAAAGGAATACAAAACAAAAGTGACATGTGACATGAAATGCTGTGTAAGAGCCTATTTTCCGTACACAGGTTACACCCATTCAAGGTAGTCTGAAAATTGTTCTAGTCATAAAAACATTGCATTTATACTTTCGCGCAGAAAACATTCCCTTTTATGGAGAGAGATAGGAAAATCGCATTTACGATTCCTTCTCTTTTTAGTTTTGTCAATTTCCATGAGAGGTTTGTGCAATGGTAGCAAAACATGAGAATGATTTTCAGGCTGGGTTAATTAAAGAGTTAAAAGATTTATTCCCTGGCTGCATCGTAATGAAAAATGATAGCAGTTATATTCAGGGAATTCCAGATCTCTTGATTTTATACAAGGATCATTGGGCAACACTTGAGTGCAAAAGGTCACTTAATGCAATACGACAGCCAAATCAGGAATATTATGTCGCAGCAATGGACGGCATGTCATTCTCAAGATTTATCTGTCCAGAGAATAAGGAGGATATTCTGCATGAACTGGAACGATCATGGAAAACTTAAAGGACAGCACGCTTTTTTAGGTGCAAGTAAGTACAGTTGGATTAATTATGATAAAGACCGACTGTTTCAGGCATTTGCAAATTATGAAGCTGTTAAAGTTGGAACAAAGCTTCATGAGGTTGCAGCACATCTTATTGAGATTCCACTCAAAATTCCAAAGTCACATATGGCTTTAAAATTTCTTATTACCTATGAACTTGGATACAAGGAAGAAGTTCGCGATGAAGTACTTGATACATTGACAGCTTATGTAAATGATTCTATCGGATTTCATATGAGTCCTGAGCAGGTTTTATATTATTCAGAAAACTGCTTTGGTACTACGGATGCTATTTCTTTCAGAGATAACTGTCTTCGGATTCATGATCTGAAAACTGGTGAAATCCCGGCTCATATGGAGCAGCTTGAGATTTATGCAGCTTTATTTTGTCTCGAGTATAACAAACGCCCAGGAGATATTCAGATTGAACTTCGACTTTATCAGTCTGGTGATGTTCTTGTGTTTAATCCTACGGCAGACGATATTCTTCCAATCATGGATAAGATTGTTATGTTTGATAAATATCTCAGCACAATGAGGGTGGAGGAGATTTAAGATGCATGACGAGTATGATGGCGATTCATATGATTTTGGTGATGAATACGAATCATATGAAGAGTATTATGATTCCATAGAGCATTATGGAATGCCTAGAAGATCTGGACGATATCCCTGGGGTTCTGGTAAAGATCCAAATCAACATGGAAGTGGTGACTGGCTTACCAGAATTGAAGGAATGCAAAAAAGTGGGATGAGTGAGAAGGATATTTGCGATAAACTTCAGCTCAGTACTACGGAGTTCAGACTTTATAGATCTATTGCCAGAGGTGAGAGGCGGTCATATAAAGTAGCTACAGCAAAATCTCTTCATGATGAAGGAAAAGGAAATAGTGAAATTGCGAGAATCATGGGAGAAAAGAATGAATCAACTATAAGAGGATATTTAAAAGAAGATGCTGAGCAAAGAATGAATCAGGCTGTAAATACTGCCAAATTCCTTAAGGAGCAGATTGATAAAAAGGGAATTGTTGATGTTGGTATAGGTGTTGAAAGAGAAATCGGAAAAAATGGCATTCTTGATCCAGAATCTACTTCAGTAGGCATTTCAAAGATTCAGATGAAAAAGGCTCTTACTATTTTGGAGGCAGAAGGTTACAACACTTACATGCTCCATATTCCGCAGGTTACTGATCCTTCTAAGAAAACCAATATGGTTGTGGCATGTTCAAAGGATATAAATTATGCTGCAGCATGCAAGGCTTTAAAAGAAGGAAAAATAGGAACGATCAATGATTACTATTCTTTTGATGGAGGAAAAACTTTTGAAGCTCCATTAAAACCCACAAGCATTGATTCTTCGAGAGTAAAAATTAAATACAATGAAGAAGGTGGAATTAATAAAGATGGTGTCATTGAGATTCGACCTGGTGTAAAAGATCTTTCTCTTGGCAATTCCAGTTATGCTCAAGTTCGTATTGCTGTTGACGGCAGTCACTACCTCAAAGGAATGGCTTTATATTCTGATAAGATTCCTGAAGGTTATGATGTTGTGTTCAATACTAATAAGCATGTTGGAACTGACAAAATGGATGTCCTTAAAAAAATGGGTAAGGACGATGATGGAAAAATCAATGAAAAAAATCCATTTGGTGCAACCATTATAAGAAGTGGACAAACCATTACCAATGGTGTTCAGTCTGCAGTAAACAAAATCAAGCAAGAAGGTGATTGGGGAGAACAGAGAAAAACTCTCCCATCGCAGTTTCTTGTAAAGCAGAACATACCACTTATCAAGAGACAACTCAATCTATCTTACGTCGATAAAGTTGCAGAATTTGATGAAATTAAAAGCCTTAACAATCCCACTATTAAGAGACATTTTCTTGAATCATTTGCAAATGATTGTGATAAAGCAGCCGTAACGTTAAAAGCAGCTGCACTTCCTAGACAAAGTTATCAGGTGATTCTTCCAATAGATTCACTTAAAGATAATGAAGTCTATGCTCCAAACTATAGAGCTGGAGAAAAGGTTGCTTTGGTCAGGTTTCCACATGGTGGCACATTTGAAATACCTATTCTTACTGTAAATAATAGCAATTCCGAGGCGGTAAAGACTCTTGGAAAGACTCCCCTTGATTGCGTTGGCATTAACAGTAAAGTTGCAGGTCGATTGTCAGGTGCAGATTTTGATGGTGATACGGTGCTAGTTCTTCCTACCGGAAGACATAAGGCTACTGACATTGTTTCTACTCCTGAGTTAGAAGGACTTGCTGGATTTGATCCAAAGGAATCATATGCAACAAAAGTAATCGGAACTAAAAAAGATTCTAAAGGTAATTCTGTTGACATATATGGAGATCCAGTTACAGGAAAGCCAGTTAAGATTATCAGTGAAAAAGAAAAGCAAAAACAAATGGGGGAAGTATCAAACCTTATCACTGACATGACTTTAAAGGGTGCAACAACCAGAGAATTATCACAAGCGGTTAGGCACAGCATGGTAGTTATTGACTCTGAGAAGCATAAGCTTAATTATAAGCAAAGCGAAATAGATAATAATATTTCCTATCTTAAGAAAAAGTATCAGAGTCATACAGATGCTGATGGAAAAGTGCATGAATCTGGAGCCTCTACCCTCATTTCAAGAGCTAAATCCCCCACTAGAATTCCTGAAAGAGCTGGAGAAGTTCATATAAATCAAAAGGGAAAACCTTGGTATGATTCTTCTAGGGAAGAAGGAGCATTACTTTATCAGGAATCAGGCCGAACATATGAGAAAGCAGTTGTTAATAAGAAGACCGGTGAGGTTTCAATTAAAACTGTAACCCCTACGACAACCGTACCTCTCATGTCTGTGACCACCGATGCCCATACCCTATCTTCAGGTACCCCCAAAGAAGAACTGTATGCAGACTATGCAAATAGTATGAAGTCTCTGGCTAATCAAGCACGCAAGGAGATGGTATATACCGGAAATCTCCACTACTCTCCCAGTGCTAAAATTACATACCAGAAAGAAGTAGACAGTTTAAATTCAAGTCTTAATGTAGCTCTTAAGAATGCACCAAGAGAAAGGCAAGCCCAAATTCTGGCAAACAGTAGAGCTGAAGAAAAATATAAAAAAAATCCTGACATGACTAAGAAGGATTATAAGAGGCTTAAGCAACAGGAATTAACCTATGCTAGAGATGAGGTAGGTTCTAGTTCTAAGGTTCGTAAAATACAAATATCTGATAAAGAATGGGCTGCTATTCAAGCAGGTGCTATTTCAGATCATGTATTAACACAGATACTTAATAATACTGATGAAGATGCGTTAAGACAGCGTGCAACACCAAGAACATCAACAACATTAAGTGATGCAAAGAAAGCAAAGATTAGAGCATACAAGAATTCAGACTATACAATTCAAGAGATTGCTGATCAAATGCACATTTCAAGATCAACAGTTGCAATGTATTTGAAAGGAGAATAAACAAATGGCAAATGAAACCGTTGCTTTGTCAACAGTTGACAATCCTTTTAATTACTTTGATGACTTTGATTCTTGGTATTACTTTGATGAAGTTGTTCTTCATCATGGTTGCTGTGAACTACTTGATCGTATAGCACATACCTCAGATGCCCTTACTGATGAGGAGAATGCTATAGAGATAGAACGTGCAATTGATCAGATTGTATCAACTGATCCTTTGTGCATATACATTAAGGTTTATAACAAGCGCACATCAAATGAATCTGGCAACAAAGTCTAGTTCTTATTGCATTAATCATTTATTAAATGATTTTGTTAGTTCAATGTTTGCTTTTAAGTTCAATCATGTTTAATAATTTAATAAGAATAATAGTCTTTACTTGCCTTTGCATGCATCTCTTGCTGTTTTAAAATGTTTTTCTGTTTCTATTTCACAAAAAATAATAAAAAATAATAAAAAAATAAAAATTTTTAAGTTTTTACCTTGTTTGCACTGCTATTACTGACGAGAAAATGGTATGGGGGGCCTGTGTTAAAAGCACACCCCCCGCCATATCGCGTGGGTCTTTAAAAAATCTCCGGGGGGAGATTTGGTGAGATCTTTTCAGTATATTTTTCCACAGCAGAAGAAGGGGCATCAGGGCTAAGCCGCATTTGCGCTTTCCTCCTTTCAGCAGACAGCATTCTTGTGGGCCAACCACTTAAAAAGTGCTGCTAAACTCTGATGCTTCTTCCTTTGCTGTGGAGAAAAAGTAGTAGAAAAGGCCTTGCATCTACATGAAAGGAGGTGAAAAGGCTTGAAGAAGTATATTCGTTCAGACTCTTCTGAACCAAAACGGAAGCTTCGACCAGCCTTGACACCTGAATCACGAGAGAATCAGATGATTTCATTGGCTACTAGCCTTGCAGAGAAGCAGTTAATGGAAGGAACAGCATCTTCTCAGGTAATAACTCACTATTTAAAGCTTGCCACAACAAGAGAGCAACTTGAAAAAGAAAAATTGATTGAAGAGAATAAGTTACTTCAGGCAAAGACCGAGGCAATCAAGTCTGCTGAGAATGTTGAGAAGCTTTACGCTGAAGCATTAAATGCTATGCGCAGCTATAGCGGGCAGGGTGAGTCAAATGATTACTAGATGTTATTCAGAGTTGTCAAAGTTGAGGACATTTAAAGAACGTTACCAATATTTGAGATTAGGCGGAATTGTTGGAGAAGATACATTTGGATCTGATCGCTATTTAAACCAATATTTCTATAAATCACCTACATGGCTCAAGGTTAGAGATGAAGTAATAGACCGGGATAAGGGCTGTGATCTTGGATTAGATGGGTGGGAAATCAATGACAAAATTTATGTTCATCATATGACACCCATTACAAAAAGAAATGTCCTAGATGGTGACAGCTGGATTACTGATCCTGAGTATCTAATCTGTTGCTCATTTAAAACACATCAAGCAATTACTTTTGGTGATATAAATCTTCTTCCTTTGCCACCTGTTCAAAGAGAACCGGGGGATACATTACTGTGGGGAAAAATGTCAGGAGGAAATGGCAATGACAGAGAGTATTTTAATAACAATCAAAGCGTTGCTCGGGATTTCTCCCGACAATACAGACTTTGATAGCAGCTTGATAGCGCATATCAATTCAGTATTCATGATCTTGAATCAATTGGGAGTCGGAACGTCGACTCCTTTTTCTATTTCTGGATCTACTGAAGTGTGGTCTAGTTTCTTATCGGATTCTAAGGATCTTGAAGCTGTGAAGTCATATATGTACAAGAAAGTGCAGATTATGTTTGACCCTCCTACAAGTGGAACTGTTATGGATGCTTCAAATCGCATAATTGACGAACTTGAATGGAGACTGAATGTAGCAGCAGACCCGTATGTTGCTGAATCAAATTCATAAGGGGGTCGTTTCAATGGAATACAATAACTATCTTTATCATCATGGGATTTTGGGCCAGAAATGGGGAGTCCGAAGAAGTCTTCAGCAATTGGGATATAGAATTTCTTCTGGTTTTCATAAAAATTCTGGGGATTCCAAATCTGGGTCAGGCAAGGGTAAAGGAAGTTCTGCAAAAGGATCCTCCAGCAATACAGCTAAGCCCCAAGACCCAAATAAGGTAAAAGTTCTGGTTGATGGAAAAATTAAAGTCAAGTCCTTGGATAAAATGACTAACCAGGAGCTGATGGACCAGGTGAACCGAATTTCAAATATTAACAAAATCAGAGAAATGAATGGAGCGCCCAAAGCTGAGAAATCTCCAGAAGAAATGACTGGACAGGAGCTTCAGGATGAAGTCAATCGACTTACAAATCTTCAGAAGTACAAGGAATTGACAGCACCTCCGCCGACATTCAAAGAAAAAGTTTTGAAAGATACAAAAGAGGTTGTGTATAACTCTATTAAATCTGCTGGTCAGACTCAGCTTACTGCACTCCTTAATAAAGTCGGAGGTAAGGCCATTAGTGAACTATTTCCCGATGGAAATCAAATAGCTAAGGATGCCAAAGAAGCAAAATCCAAGGCTGATCAGGCTACAAAGAAGAAAGAAGAAAAAGCATCTAAGAAAGAAGAGAAGCAGCAGGCTAAGCAAGAGAAAACTTCTAATTCTGGTTCAAAAGAAAGCTTTTTTAAACAGTGGAGTAGCTCAAAAGAAAAGTATCAGGATTTTACAAAGGATGCAAAAGATGCCAAAGATTTCTTTAATTCATTTTCAGGATCAAAATCCAAAAATTCGGATACAGTGATTGATGCCGATTATAAAATCTTTGATACCGATCCTTCAACTATAGGAAAACTTCCGGTTTCTCAGCTTCTTCTTGAGGACAAGTCTATGAGGTGATGGCTTATGAGTCTTTCGAACACAGCCACTCCTAAGTATTACGGCCAGTTTCGGAATGATGTCATAAGTGGAAAAATTCCAGTATGTAAAACCGTGTCAATGGAAATGAATCGTATTGATGCTCTTATTGCAAATCCTGGAATTTATTATGATTCAAACGCTGTTGAAGGATGGATCAGATATTGCGAAAACGAACTGACTCTTACTGACGGTAGTGATTTAAATTTACTTGACTCCTTTAAATTGTGGGGAGAAGAAGTATTCGGATGGTATTATTTTGTAGAGAGAAGTGTCTATGAGCCGAATACTGATGGCCATGGTGGTCATTATGTAAGAAAGAATGTTAAAAAGCGCCTGGTCAATAAACAGTACTTGATTCTTGGAAGAGGCGGAGCCAAATCTATTTACGATTCTTGTGTTCAAAGTTATTCCCAGAATGTCGATACGTCCACAACACATCAAATAACCACAGCTCCAACAATGAAACAAGCTGATGAAGTTATGTCACCAATTCGTACAGCTATTACCATTTCAAGAGGTCCGCTGTTCAAATTCTTGACAGAAGGATCTCTCCAAAACACAACTGGCAGTAGGGCAAATCGAGTAAAGCTTGCTTCGACCAAAAAGGGAATTGAGAACTTTTTGACCGGTTCAATTATTGAAGTTCGCCCTATGTCTATTGATAAGCTTCAAGGGTTGAGATGCAAAATTGCAACAGTTGATGAATGGCTTTCTGGAGATGTACGGGAAGATGTTATTGGAGCCATTGAGCAAGGTGCATCAAAAGTTGATGACTATCTTATCATTGCAACAAGTTCTGAGGGAACAGTCAGAAATGGTTCCGGAGACACAATCAAAATGGAGCTTATGGACATCCTTAAAGGGGAGTACATAAATCCACATGTTTCAATCTGGTGGTACAAGCTGGATGATCCAGAAGAAGTAAACAACCCTGATATGTGGGTTAAAGCAAATCCAAATCTTGGAAAGACAGTAAGTTACGAAACATATCAGCTGGATGTTGAAAGAGCTGAAAAAGCGCCAGCTACCAGAAACGATATTCTTGCAAAACGGTTTGGAATACCAATGGAAGGTTACACATATTTCTTTACATATGAGGAGACCTTACCTCACCGGAAGCGAGATTTCTGGCAAATGCCATGTTCTCTTGGTGCAGATCTATCTCAAGGTGATGACTTCTGTTCATTTTCATTTCTTTTTCCTCTTCAACATGACCAATTCGGAATCAAAACTCGAAGCTACATTTCTCAGACCACTCTTCTAAAACTTCCAGGAGCAATGCGAATTAAATACGACGAG